AGCACCTGGACCCGCACCAATACCAAATATAGTCTTGAATCCATCAAGGGTCAAGCGACCACCTCCTGCTGCACCTTCGGCCGCGCCAATCGTGAAAACCCAGTTGTCGATATTTCCACGGAGGATATTGAACAACACCGCGATTTCGTTGGGGTAATTAATAATGGGTGTTCCAGTCAATAAAACAACCTTCGCGTTTTGCGCCGACAATAAAAAGTGGTACAAACGGAACGCCATGGATGTAGGACGTTTCAGTTTATTCACGATTCTACTAACGAAGTTATGCGCCTCGTCAATCACAACCACCGCATTATCAAACGGGTTACGTGTATATCCGTCCGTCATACTCTTAAGTTTCTCAGCGCGAAGACCGTTATAATTGATGAAGTCGTATTTGGTATTGATCATTTCGTCGATCTGACGGTCGACGCGTACACGCTGACTAGGTGTAAGTTCGGTTTCATAATTGCTGGGTTTGGTGACATTTACCATCCAAGCACCCCCATTCGCGCGAACAAACTTATCATCAGGAAACATCAGAATTTGCGACAATACGTGTGTGAGTTCAGCATTGCCACGCGACTCAATGAACTCCCAATACTGGTTCTTCTTATACATGAGATCACCACATTTTGTCTTCATTTCTTCGATGTAGTTCATACGAAGCGATGCGGGTGTCATTACGATAATTCGCTTAAATGTTTTCAGCCCTTCGGCGATGGCGATCGAAGAGCAAGTTTTGCCACTTCCCAGACCGTGAAAGAGGAGCAAGCCACGATATGGAGAATAAATATTCAAGTAATCACGGACGATTTTCTGATGCGTAAGGAGTGCAACAGATGCAGAGTCATCCCCGCCGTAAAGCGCCTCACATGTAATATCGCTTTCACCCGATGTGAGCTCTTCGCGGTAAGGCCGAAATAATGCATTGATATATTGGACGAACTTGGCACGGTTGTTCATGTAAAACTCGGACGCCTGGACTTGGGGAAGTGGGCGAGGTGGTGGAAGACGTGTGGCAACGATAGTATCGCCAACTTTATACGCAGAAATATTCACCATACTATCCTCGCGTTCTTTGATTTTATTGACAACAGCCTTTACATTAACAGCCGCTGCGCTAACAGTACCGGACGCGGCGGCAGCAGCGGCAGCGGCTGTACCTTTCGGTTTAGGACGAAACATGTGTTTCTTAGACGCTGCCCCTGCCCCTGCCCCTGCATCACCTTTCACTTTTTCCAGCGCAGCTGCTGCTCCTACTGCGACTTCACCTTCTTCCGCATCAGGCGGCTCCAATTGCCGCATTTCATCAAAACCAGCAGGCTCATTTGCCTCAGCTATTGCCAATGCAGCGGATGCTTTCGTTTGCTTTGGCAGTTCATCAGATGGCAATATTGCGCGTTTGCCTAGTTTAACTACATCAGTGCCGCTGCCGCTGCTGCCACGGTCTCTTCCGCTTCCGATAGGGTCCGCCTCTGAACCAAATTCTGGTTCAATATCAGGATGACGTACATTACTCGCACCTGATTCACTACTAGCGACAAACTTATTAGAAAAAGAAGGTGGTTGTAACGGAACGACAACAGCGGAGAGTGATGCCGAACCTCTTAATTTCGCCATAATTGCAGCACGATCGAATTCTACAGTATGCCGTTTATCTACAACAAGAGCTGTAGAGCTCGATGTACCGGCCATTTCTTCTGTGCCAGATTCGCCAGAAGCAGCAGCAGCACCTGCACCGCTATCCCCCTCCTCCTCTTCCCCACCTTCCACGGGCAATTCTGGCGCAAATTCCTCCTCTCGATCACGTCGCATTGTCGCATATCCAGAGACATTTCGCGGTTTTTTAAATACACCACTTGGTAGTTTACGAACAAAATTAATAACGACACCTTCTTTCACCTGTTCTGCAGACGACGCACGCAATGACGGACGTTGTGTCAAATTAAATTGTTTCAAAACATTCATTGTAGTACTATATTACTAACATATACTGTTATATTTATTTCGCAATCCGCGCGATCTGTCGTATCGCCATTTCGCACGTAATTTGTTCGGCCTTTTTCTTGATTTTATGTGCCGAGCGCGCAAAGAATATGAATGCCTTCCCGCCATTTTGCTCACAAATACGGTGAACCCCTGCAAATCCATCGGACAATGACTCAAACGGAACCGCAGCGGATGGTTGCCCGATGACTTCGTGTAATGGTTGTCCTAAACATAAATACAACCCCATTTCATATCCCGCATCCATATCCCGTGAGAGTTCAATATAATCGGGGGTCGTCTTAAACTCCTTCTGGATCTTCACCTGGAGAATATTCTTATAGTTGTCGTCGTTCTTGATCAAATTTGTCCAATCGATGTGTCGCTCAAACACCGTCTCAATGAAGATCTGCGCGATTTGAAATCCAGGCCCGCAAGTGAACACTTTCTCAAACCATTTATCGTCATCGTGAATCGGAATACGATTGAAATCCAGAAAGAGCGCGCCAACAAACGCTTCAAACAAGCACCCCAATTTTTTCAGATTGGTTCTCGTCTTCTTTTCCTCCGAATGTTTCGAAATAATGAACCAGCGATGAAGCCCCATTTCAAGCGCGAATTTCCCGATGGTTTCATTTTTGACGATGGCGATTTTCTTCTCGGTCATGAAGCCTTCATTCTCTTTAGGAAAACGACGGTAGAGGTAGTATTTCGTGATGCATTCAAGTACACCATCCCCTACAAACTCAAGGCGTTCATTGGATTTCGTGTGAAGCGGCATAGCACCTTCGGGGCGGTCGACAAACGTGATATTTTCAAGTTCATTGAGCGCTTTAGGGCGTTTGGTATATGAGCGGTGGACAAATGCGCGTTTGTAGAGTTCCAGATTATGGACTTGGGATGGGATACCATAACGCGTGAGAATACTTTCGATGTCAGCCAGCGTCACCTCAACATTTTCCGTATTATAAGGGTTGAAAACGTATCGGTCATCATCTACACGTATAATGTCGTCGTCGTTGTAGATATTTTTGCCTGTCCTCGAGCTTTCCCCTGGTATGCCAGCATCGCCGCCGCCACCCGCTTCTTCCGCGATATTTAGAAGTATATTTTCGTTTTCAGAATTTTCGGTGTCTGAACCGCTGCCCTGGCCCTGGCCCCCGCCGATATTCTCACTACTACGAAGACGAAACATTCCAATAAAAGTATCCTATGGATAATATGTATCAACCACTGTATTTAAGCAAAATCCGATCAATTTTTTATATCGGTATTATTTATAATTCAGTATTAAAATGGTGTTAAGTGGTTCCAAGAAGGTTTCTGGTATTCGATCTTTGACAAGCAAGGGCTGCCATTTTGGCAGTATGCCCGGTTCCGCCCCCAAGGTCGGTCGTGGAAGTGCAACTTCTATAGCTTACCGCCAGGGAGGACTGTCCTGCGATTGCTTGTCGAAGATTCGCTTTGATACATGCGCTGCTCAGTATCAGTATTTGAAGGATAAGAACCTTATCTTCAACTGCAAGCTTACTGGTGGTGTTGGTCGTCAGCCGTTCAATAAGAACTGCGCTGCTAAGACATCGTAAATTATTTGCATGATAATTGACATAGAAAGTTATATATTTATTCATCTATAAATATATAGTGATACATATATAAAGATATTATGGCGAACAGTAAAGTTGCACGACGCGTGATAAGCTCAGGATCCACGAACGGGATTAATACCGATACGCGTAACGGCGGAGGAGACAAGAAAGGCGGAGCCATCCCTGCTGGAACTGGTCAGATGCGTAGTTTCGCGATGAGAAACACCATCACGGAACCCGCGAAGAACAAGGATTTTGTATTTAGGTTCATCGAGAGATTGGCCCCAGCCCGTCACTCTGGCCCCAAACTATAATAAACCCATTTTCATAATATGATCTATGATCTAGAACTTAGTTCAAGTATACCCGTTATATTATGAAAATCGAAACCGATTTGAAGCTTGATTTCAGCGATGTCCTATTTCGCCCCAAGCGATCTTCTCTTTCGTCGAGAGGTGAAGTCTTACTCACACGAGAGATTATCTTTAAAAATGGTACCAAATGGACAGGTGTTCCAATTATTGCGTCGAATATGGACACAGTTGGTACATTCGAAATGTACACGGCACTTCATCGCCATAAAATCATAACATGCTTCCATAAACATTATAGCCTCGACGATTATGCTAGTAGCGCAAAAGCGAGAGATTTAGACAGAAATTACTATATGATAAGCAGTGGAATTACCAAAGCCGACGAAGAAAAGCTCGACCAGACAATCGCGCTTCTTGATCCGCTATTCGTATGCATTGATGTCGCGAATGGTTATATGAAAGCGTTTGTCGATTTTGTCAGGAAGATTCGAGATAAATACCCGCAGCTGGTTATTGTCTGCGGAAATGTCGTCTCTCGAGAGATGGTGGAAGAACTCATCATGAACTGTGGTGCGGATATTGTAAAAGTGGGAATCGGAAGTGGTAGTGTTTGTATTACTCGTCTTCAGACCGGAGTAGGTATGCCGCAACTCTCCGCAGTTATCGAATCATCCGACTCTGCGCATGGTCTGAATGGTTTCATCGTATCGGATGGTGGATGCACGACCCCAGCAGATATTGCGAAAGCATTTGGAGGTGGCGCTGATTTCGTGATGTTAGGAGGAATGCTTGCTGGACACGATGAATCGGGCGGTGAACTTGTGGAAGACACGACAACCGGACAGAAATACAAACTCTTCTACGGGATGTCAAGTTCAACTGCGATGGAGCAGTACAGCGGTGGCGTTGCATCACATCGTTCCGCAGAGGGGAAAACGGTCAAGATACCGTATCGCGGACCGGTCGAAAGCACAATACTTGATATCTTAGGCGGGATCAGGTCGACGTGTACGTATATTGGCGCAAAACGCGTGAAAGATATCCCGAAATGCACGACATTTATTCGAGTGACGAACCAGGTGAATCAGATTTATTCTGGAAAAGAACATAAGGCATAATTCATATCTATATTTATTGATAATAATCACATCACACGCTACAGCAATACTGCTGATATGATTATCAAAATAGATTGTCGAGAGAAAGACCTGTTGGAGATTATGAAGCCGGTCGCACCTGCATCCGCGCCCACCGCACCCGCACCCACCGTACCAGAACCTTCGGAACCGGATCACTACATTATGGACCTTGGTGATGGAATAACAATGAAAGTCCCTCTTCCAAAAAATAAGGCGACCATGAAGGCGACGAAGCTGCCGAAGCTGAATCCGAAATCTCTCGGCATATCCGCGATCAACCATGAAATTAGATCCGAGAGATTGCCACTTGGGGATATTATTCTACACGACCCCACTCAACAAAAAGATATTGTACTGTTCGAGAGAAAAACCCTGGCCGATCTAGCAGCGAGTATTCGAGACGGACGGTATAAAGAACAGTCATTCCGACTCATCGAGTCCGCTACTGCAACAGGTTTCAACACTCATCACATCGTATACATCATTGAAGGTGATCTCTCGAGATACGACGAAAGACATACCCAGATTACGAAGACGGCACTTCAGAGCGCAATGGTCTCGCTACTGTATTACAAGGGATTTTCGGTGATTCGCACAATGAATGTAGGTGAAACAGCAGACTTTATTCTGCATTTTGCAGACAAGGTTGCGAAAGAAGGGCCGCTTTCCGTTGCAGATACGACGACCACTGCGACAGCAGCGGCATACAGTGAGGTTTCCGCGAAAAAAGAGAAGCGGGACTACATTACTCGAGAGAATATAGGCGAGATTATGCTCGCACAGGTGCCGGGAGTAAGCGCGAAGATGGCGTCCGCAATTCTTGCGAAATACAATGGATCAATCTATGAATTTTTAGGAGATCTGCACCGTAAAATAAACGATTATGAAGAAAGTGTATCGCCTGAGATGTCGCCGCCATCGCCGGGGTCGGCACCTGAGAGTATAGAGCCGATGAATAAGAATAAACTAAAACACGTATCGGAGTGTTTTAAGGATGTTGGGGATGGAAAACGGAATATAGGGAAGGCCACGATAGAAAAGTTGACTTATTTTTTATCGTGATAAATGTTTAATGTCTATGTTTTCGGGTTGATTTACGCGCCTTTGTCTTTTTATGTCGCGTTATTCTGTGTTTATTTATTCGTTTATGATTCTTTGATTTATTTTTGTATTTTGTCTTATATTTTATTGTTTTTCTTTTGGAACCAGCATTCATACCTCCGTCGTTTGCTGCTACGACTGGTTGTGGTCCTGGTTGTGGTGGTGGTGGTTGGGTCGCTGTTGTGTATTGTTCATAGGCATTCGAAATTTGCGGTGTAAAAAAATTACCAAGTGTTGTTCGAACTATAGGGGTTAATCGATACATCATGATTATAAAGTTTGCTATATTTTGTTTATCTTCTTGTTGAATTGTAGCCGTTGTTGATAAATCTGTTAATTGATCTAGTGTTACTCCATTACTTCGTAAATAATCTATTATAGTATCAACTTGGTAACATTTAATTAAGTCATTTCTATTACTGCGTATTTTTATATCTAATGCCATTGCAGGATCAATTGGAGTACGATGAATTGAATCTTGCCTTCCACCACATACTGTCGAAGGTTTGAACGACGGGACTTGATCTCTACGTGCTATACCTATATGCCTAAAATTACGTAACATCCATGAATGAAATCTTGTATCAATAATCCATGTATTTTGGTTCACCACTTGCTGGGGAAAAACGGATCGGGGCGGTATATCATCATAAGGTCCAAATATCAGCTTTGTAGATTGTAGCATGTTGTCTAATATCAAACCTTCAGCTATTTCGTCTGCCGCCAAATGTAAGAATCGTAATAATAGGTTACCTCGTTTGAAAATTTCACCTTCGGACACGTTTCTCACGGGGGGAGCGCTTGCCTGGGCTCGAGTGAGCGGTTGCTGGTGTCGAACAGGAATAACTTGAAATAGACTATCAACATAATTTTGTAGTACCAAACGGGTAGGAGTTGTCGCTTGACCGTATGTTAAATTCTCTTCACGGATAAGTTCATTCACGAAATGATCATATTTCAAAGCAAACGCAATTCGGGTTTCATAATTAACATCGTCATATGTATCATTCACTTTCCATCCATCCGAATTCAGTCGTGTAATCTGTAATTGATAAAATTGATTAAAATCAAATGTATGATCTTCTTCCTGGGTAAAATCGACCCTTGTTTTAATTAAACTATCAAAAGCATCGTAGGAATACATAGCATTATCTCGAATAATAGCTTCATTTGAAATAGTATGCAAGTTGGCGAATAATTTGGAACCATCGTGCATGGTGGTTGTATCTTGAATACAACATGCTATTAAACACTCATAGAAATTAGACATATCTTCTACGGTTTCATCATGTATAGCTGCTAGTTTTGGAATTTTAGGTATACTGCTATCACCGCCACCATTAGTACCCCGACCCTGCGTTCGTTTAATTCCTCCACGATGGTTTGACACATTTCGCCTCCCTCCCCCAGTTATTCGTGCTGCTGCTGCTGCTGCTGCTGCTGCTGCTGCTTCTACTCCTGCAATTATACTATCAACATTATCTACAAGTACCACATTGCCGCCAGCGTTAACATGACTCGAAAACATGGTTAAAAACGGACCAGGTAATATAACATATCGTTTAGTCGGTAATAAAGTTACCGTATTACTCTGTTTAAGAGTGTCAAAGACGCTACAGAAATGAGTATATCCGGCGGTGATGGATGTTTCAGCAGCAGCAGCAGTAGCAGGAGTAGCAGGAGTAGCAGCAGCAGCAGCAGCGGCAGCGTTGACTACAGCTTCTGCATTAGTTCCTACAGTTCCCAATGCACGCATTGCAGTTCGCAAAAGCGCTGCTGTAGCTACTGCTGCTTCTCTTGCTGGTTCCGTTTCTTCTGGTAATATTCCGCCCACATCTGGTAATGCTGCTGCTGCTGCTGCTGCTGTTGCTGCTCTTGTTGCTGCTGTTTCTTCTTGTTGTGCATCCGTTAATTTTGTTCGTGCATCCGCTAATTTTCTTTGTGCATCCGCTACTGCTGCTGCACCTACTGCCGCTGCCGCTACCGCTGCCGCTTGTGCTATATCGCGCTTGCGTGTTGCTACTACTAGTGCTATTCTTGTTTGTACTAGTTTTAGTGCTATATCTATACATTTATTGGTCTCATCCATGATCGACATGAATCCGCGAATCATGGGATTTACGTGATCTCTTTGTATTGGTAAAGTAAGACCTTTACTTGCAATAGTCCTACGAACGCCTTCACCGTATACGATATAATAGTCAAACATCGATGGATTGAAAACCATCAGCGCTAACGCTTTTTTAATCGAGGAGTTATGTTGCTTTAATCTTTCTGCATGAACCTGTATCATATTATTATACTTTTGTAGATAATCAGGTTGTCCTCCCAAATAATGTTTTAATGTGCAACATCCAGATTGAACACCGGCCCTTTCACCCGTATAAATACAAGATAAATTTAGTAACATACAGAATAAATAAACAACACTATCAGTTGTTACCATTATTACTTCAGATGGATCATACCCCATCATTAAAATAAATGCCAAGTACATCCATACTTGAATAACGTCACCTATTTCTTTGACTATAAAAAGTTTTTTTATTTTAGGACGATTTTGGGTTAATTGGGTTAAGTTTATTGATAGCTGATTTACCGTTATGTTTTTAAGATCATTACCCATAACATCACCATTACCAGGAGGGACACCATTGAAAACGCCTCGCGCGAGCGCGCTGTTCGCTTCATTATCGACTTCACCACGGATTGTATTAGCAGCAGCAGCAGCAGCACCACCTGGTGGTGGTGTCTCAAATTGAATCGTTACAATTGATGATTTTCGAGCATCAGCTGCTGGGCTGCTACTCCATTGAAGTCCTCCAGGAATACCAAGTCCTCTTGTAAAACTTGCATCAAATTTCAGAAAAGGATTGAATAATAAGTCGTATGCCGATTTTAAAAGACTATCAAGTGTAGCGGCAGATGATTTGACTGTTTTCATCGCCGGATCTCTACATACAGTTTTGCATGCCATACCACTCTCAGAATATGCATATTTTGCATCTGAAATTTGTAAATTATTTCCAACAGTGCTTGTTTTTAATATATTTTTATATACTGTAATAAACCTTTGAAGTGCTGTAGTAACAGCTTCGTCGTATCTATGTAATTCTGTTTTATATGCTGCAATATTTGCTGGAATATTTGGATCATTACCAAAACAACTCCGCAATATCGCAATAATATTATTTACTTTAGTCTCTGCTTGAGAATCTTTAACTATATCACAAAAAGATCGACCTTGCATGTCGGCGAGGGACAAATCTCTTATATTAAAATAACCCAGATCTGTTCGAACACCTCCTCTCGTCATATAAATTAACCTATCCAGCTGCATACTAAAAACAGTTTCTACCTGTGCCACGGCTGGTGGTATAACTACCAAACCTGGCATTGTCAATTGATATATCTGTTATATTATATGTATATTAATAAACAATATATTAATATACAATAATAATAAAATACATTGTTCCATTTCATTTAAAATCATCCGAAATTCCCATCACCAATAAATGAACACCCTCCTCCCCTCCTCCTCCCAAGACAATACCGACACCCTCGCCAAATACGTTGTTTTAGGCATATTCCTCATCCTCGCTCTCGTAACGATCCAGTATATTTTCCGTAATCATATCGGTATGATCGAAGGTCTTACCAATCGAAAATCCAAAACAACCGATCCCCTCGAAGACGAAAACGATGGCGACATCATTACCATTGCCAAGCGCCAAGAAGAGCTCACTACAAAGACTCAGAAGTCACTAAATATGGACTCGCATTACAACCATTACAACAAAATCATCGAAAACATGGATGAGTGGGTCAACGCCAAAATCGTCAATTCTCTCAAGAATGTCTCTCGAGAAGTGCACGGCGAAGGGAAAATGGAGGACATCATTCGGCATATGAACGAGTTGAACACGATGAATAAGTTCAAGCTTACATTAGAAGAGTGTGCAAGATATATTGACACGAAATAGAATTTAAATCGGTCCATTCACGATCACATGATACAGTGCCCCCGTAATTGCAGCACCCCCTAGTATATGCCAAACCGAATGTAAAGGAGCATGCCCCATACGATCCAGTAAAAAACATACCACACCCAAAGATATCAATGAAAATACTATCGCGCCATAATACCCTTTCATTTTCATACATGACAACGCGACAAATGGGTATACAAATCCGACTACAATAAGCGCAAGTCGTGTGCTATGACGCCACATAATCATATTCAGTGCCCCTAACCCTAACAATACTGCCACCTGTGTAATCATATCAATACCAAATGTTGACATCGTAACCGAAGCGACAATAAACGACGCTAAGAAACAATCAATACACCCAGATACTTCAAATAAGGTGCAGTGATACGTTGCAGAACAAATCATCACAATCACTGAAATCGCAATAGAGAAATGGATAAAATCGGGCCATCCAGCCGCTTCCCGCCATTTTTCGAACCATTCTTCTTCTTTTACGAAATAAAGAAGCAGACTACTTCCGTAGAAAAACGATGTAATGAAGCACCAAAACTCCGCGATATTTGGGTGGACACGGTATTTCGACTCCATGGTTGTCGTCTCTGCTGGATCAAACGGCGCGCATTTGGACGGTTCGCCACATACGAATTTCATTAACGACCATGGTTTCTCTTCTACAATTTCATTCGGAAGTACGCGCGGTGTTTTATGTATCTTTTCCTTTTCAGACTCACCCAAATCCCTATCCCCCACACCTACTTCTTCGACCTTTTCAATCATTTCATCTACAATTTCTCGAACAGTTGTAACAACATCAATATTGTCCGAATAAGGAGATTCACGGTAGCACATTGTCCCGTCATAGTCCCATGATACAGTCTTTTCGGCGCCATCTTCGCCTTGAAACACCTCCCAATAGTCTCCGCCATCGCCGAAACCACGTTGCTCACTACGCAACCATTTCCCAGCATATGTAAATCCCTTATTCGTAAAATACCGCCAATCCTTTCGTCCCACCGAATCGATGAATTCCCACGATTTCCGTGTTGCATATGTATATTCATACCGTTTCTCGGGTGAAAAACCCCCTCCGCTCGGTGATCGAAAGCATTCAATTTCTTCTGGTTGTATAATACTGGGATTTGTGGCCATTACAATATATAACTATATAATATCGATTTATACATGTTTTATTATATATGAACTCATTATTCATCTCATATATAATCAACCATCATTATTTGTATGGGCAATATGGATATGGGCACAGATTATAACTTTGGGGGAGGGGGTGCATTCGGGTCTGGACCATACCGGAAACCTGCTGGAGGAGGCGGTGGCGCAATAACTCCTGAACTAGACGTAGAGGTAGAAATAGGAGGAGGGGGAGGAATAGAAGTAGTAGCAGAGGTAGTAGCAGGGGTAGTAGCAGGGGTGGTAGCAGGGGTGGTAGCAGAGGTAGTAGGTGTAGGTGTGCTAGTAGTTTTTTTATAACTATCGGTAAAGTATTTTTGAGAAACATACATGGGAAGAGAATCCGATCGTACACGATCTGCATATGCACCTGAACCAACTACTGATCTAGAATATTTAATACCGCCCCAATTCGTGTCCATTGGATTATCGCTATATTGCATGGTTAGTTCTTTTGCACGAAACGCCGCGTCTTGTGAAGTATAATCCCCCATATTGAAATTCATTGGATCAAATCCGTCGTACATTTGGTTATTAAAGGGAGGGTTGTCACGCGAAGCATCCATCATCTGAACAAGTGCAGCAGGTGCGGGAGAATAAGGTACATTCGGTGAAAGCCCGCCTTGTAAATCTGTTGGAGAAGGACGCATTTTATATACAGCGTTACCTTGTGCGTCATAGGAAAACTGAAGGAACAGCACTGGGCAGCGAATACCGCGTCCCTGTAACCAGTCCATAAACTCCGAATAATCGTCTAAATTCTTAAACCGGATTGGATTCACTCCAGGAACCTTATCAACCTTTGAATTGTAAAGGAATATGTCGCTGCCGTGTTGGATCAGGATATTCGGGCATCGATCCGCATTCACAGATTCGAAACTACGAGGCGCGGCTGGTTTTGTGTCGGTACCCGGAGCGGCACCAAGAGGTTTACCCGCTGCACCCGGAGCACCAGGAGCACCAGGAGCAGCACCGCCACCAGTAGCATTGTTAAATCCTTCCGTCGATCGGTTTCCTTGACTAGATGTATTCCTCAACTTTTGTGTATCAAATGCATCTGGTTCTATATTAATAAACCCTTCGGGAAGGGCCATTTTAGATGGTGTCTTAGAAGTAATATATGCACCGATCACGAATAATGCAATAACAATAACCGGTAAAAATTTTTGAATATCGAGAATTTTTAACAATACATTAGCTTCTTTGATTAATGATTTCGCGTTTTCTCCGATATATTTCGAAATGGTCCCAGACATCTTGTATATATTACCAGGATAATAATAATTATCCTACTATAATATAAGATTAATCATCCATAAATGATACAAATTATCGATGTTAAAGAAAACAAAAATATAGACAAGTTCAATGCCGCCGCCAAACAAGCGCACGATCACCCTGACACACACGGCCTGCTTGTGAAAATCTATGCGGACTGGTGCGGGCATTGTCGAAATATGAAAGTAGATTGGAAACGTCTAACAAAAGAACTAAAATCCAATTATCAGTGTAAAAAGCCAGGTTGCGTACTCACAATCGCGAATATTCGTGCCGTAAATTTAGAGCAGAATGATCCCGTTATTCAAAACATCAAATACATACCTAAAGATATCCAGGGCGTTCCATTGATTATGTATGTTTCCAAAGGGACGCGTGGTTTAGAATACTCCAAAGAGCGCGTTTATTCTGAAATGTTGAATTGGATCATTTCGAATCCAGATTTTGCATTAGAGCGTAAAGGTGCGGCGACAACCACACACCATAACACCAGAACGCTACGAGGTATCACCAAAAAAGCGCGGACAAAATTCAAGCACTTTCATCGGGATACATTGAAAAAGTTTCACGAGGAAATGAAACGAAATCACAACAAAAGCGTAAAATCGCGAATGCCAACACCAGTGGCGAATCACGGAAAAGGTGGATATGTACCAGCATATTTACGATAATAAAATAGTAGTATCATAATATTTTATAAAATAATATTTTATAAAATAATATTATAAACCGAAAAATGTTATCTAATGTTTCAGCCTGTCCAAGGGCATCACTTGTATTGAGTTTAGTTATTCTATCTGTAATTTTAGATACTTATTTATTATCAGCGTACAATTACCATAGAAATAATACCGCTTTGTTAGTATTTATATTAATATTTATAGTAGTTAGCTCTATTTTCGTAGTATGGTTATCAAATAAAACATGTTTTGATTATAAATGGGTTACATGGATAGTGGTAATATATTTATTTTTTACTATAATCGATTCAATTGCATCAATCATAAACCCAGAAAAACGTGAAAAGGAATTGAAGGAAATGGACGAAATCTTGAACTCAACTAATCATAATAATAACAAACATTAAAATACTAGATCATTATATTTTTTGTTACTATATATTATAATACTTTTCGAATGTTAGCTAATGTCGCAGTATGCCCTTTGGCATCGTTTATTTTGGTCCTGGTCGTGATTATCAACGTTCTTGATATATATTTAGTCGGTTTTCATTTCGCAATTTTATTGACGAATCTCCTCATTTCTGTCTTCTTCGTTTGGTTGGCAAATAAGACATGTGAGAAGTATCACTGGGTATCGTGGTTGATTACAGCTTACTTCGTGATATGCATTATTGGCGCGTTAACATTAATTATGCATCCGCCACATGCCGACAAACATGTCAAAGAAGGATTTTTTGAGGGGGCCAAGGGAGACAAGAAGAATAACGAAGAAGAAGAAGAAGAATAATTAAGAAGAAGAATAATGAAACTGAAAAAAATGATCATGACCAACAAGTATTATATTTAGTAATTGGATTACTCATTGATTCATCGCAATCCTCATCGTGAAATCAATTCTTGCGTGTCGCAGAAACAGATACAAACCTATCATGTTCAATCCGATAAGCAAGACTCGATAATCCACGGAAAACAATGCATTTAATATTCCATATAGATTGAATTCTTTCATACTCGCAGTGATTATGTTGTATAGTACGAATATGAACCAGATTTGTAATGGCGACGTTCGATAATCAATATCAACTGGCATTACGAACAATATGATTCCCTCAATACATATAATAATAAATAATTGATATCATTCAATTTTATACACCATACAATGGCCTCATGTATAAAATTGAAATAAAGAAAAGATGTAATATTGTACACAACCAACCCAAATCAATATCAAATGAGAAAATTCAAAATTGTCAAGAAACCAGTCATCGCTCCATCTGTAAAGGAACCTGTGTTGGATGACCTATCTTTTCGGCTTATCGATTTCAATGTGTATGATTGCGTACCAGATACAAATACACACTCTTCGGCATCATCCGACAATGGAAGCAGCGGCGGTGATGATAGTTCAGTCGCGTCAGGAGGTAGCGGATGCGGCGGAGGCGGTGGCGGTGGCGGTGGCCGTGGTGGTGTAGCAGCCGTAGACGCCAACGAGTTTCGGATCCAGATGTTCGGCATCAATGAACAAGGTGAAACATGTTCCATTTTCGTAGATGACTATCACCCATTCTTCTATGTCAAAGTCGCCGATCATTGGACAAATACCACCAAATCCGCGTTCATCCGCGATATCAAGAAGAACTTAAAGAGCCGTTACTACGAAAACAGCATTCTCGCGGAAAAATGCGAAATCGTGGAAAAGCGCAAACTCTACGGATTCGATGGCGGGAAGAACCATAAATTCGTCCTTCTTGTTTTCAAAAATACGACAGTTATGAACCGGGTTAAAAACCTATGGTATTATGACATCTACACACCGCGCGACGGGAAGACGCGAGCACTCAAACCCGACGGATACAATTTCGCAAACACAAACACGACAATCTACGAAGCCAATATTCCACCAATCCTGCGTTTCTTCCATATTCAGAAGATCAGTCCCTCTGGCTGGGTTACATTCTCCACGAAGAAGACCCGCCTCATCGAAAAATACACGACGTCGTGCCAGTATGAATACAGGTTGTCATTTGATGACATTATTCCCCAGAATGAAAAGGAGACGGTAGTCCCTTACAAAATATGTAGTTTTGATATTGAAGCCAGCAGTAGTCATGGCGATTTCCCAATCCCCGTCAAATCGTATAAGAAACTAGCTACGAATATCGTGGATGCAGTCATTGTGAAGGCAGCGGCTGCGGCAGCGGCATCGGCTGGCGACGGAATCGGAGACGATGAATTAACACATATGATTTATACAGCCTTCCAGTACCCCTATCAAGGCCGCGCAAAATATCCAGGAATTGAGACAGTATACCCAAAACGCCGTCCTAAAGAGGCAGATATGGCGCGATTATGTCGTCTTGTTCTATCCAAAGAGCTCAGGCATCTTATCAAACAGGAGATCGTGGCACAAGAAAATACGATTGAACAAATCTTCCTTCAAATGGCGGCGACTGCCAAACAAGAAGCCGCTGCTGCGGCAGAATCCAAACAGGGAGACGATGACGGTGGAAGCGACTCTGGAAGCGATAACGGTGACAATGGTGACAATGGTGACGACAATGATGACGACATCCCAATCGCTAAGAATACATCCAAGCGATCCGCCGCAGCCCCCATCGCAGCCCCCACCGCAGCAGATTTGTCTGTCAAACTCACCACACTTTTAAACAATCCAAAACACTCCCGAGAAACCAAAATCACCCTTGTCAGTGACACACTGGGTTCAATCTTTCCCAAAGTGGAAGGCGACAAAGTCACATTTATCGGTTCAACCTTCGTGAAATACGGACAAAATGGAAACCGCCCCTACCTAAATAACTGTATCGTTCTCGATACATGTGACAATCTCCATGATGAAGTGCCTAATTCGGAGATCGAGAGTTACATTACGGAGGCGGATATATTGGTCGCATGGACTCGACTTATCCAGAAAGAGAATCCCGATATCATCATTGGATACAACATTTTCGGTTTTGATTACCAGTTCATGTTTCGGCGTGCAGTGGAGACAGGATGTTATGAAGAGTTTCTGAAACTGTCACGGAATCAGGACGAGTTATGCGCGAATGCTGGTGGTGGCGCTGGAGGCGGCGGAGGTGGATACGTAAATCCAAATACTGAAATTACCGCAGATAATGTCGCAATAGAGCAAACCAAAATAGCCCTTGCAAGTGGTCAGTATGATCTTCATTATATCAAAATGACAGGACGTCTTCAAGTGGACGTATATAATTACTTGCGCCGTGATTTCAACTTGTCATCCTATAAACTAGACGATGTTTCGAGTTACTTCATCGGTGACGCGGTGAAAAGTGTAGAATATGATCCAACCACAGACACAACACGCATATATTCAGGGAACTTGCTCGGTCTTGAAGCAGGCAATTTCGTCAAGTTTGAACAGACAAATCATTCCACCGATTTATACAAAGACGGACACAAATTCAAAGTCACAAATATTCCTTCGGCCGCGGGTCATTTCATCGTGCAAGGTTGCGCGACACCCGACATGAAAACAATGGTGCGTTGGGGTCTCGCCAAAGATGATGTCTCGCCACAAGATATTTTCAGAATGACGAATGAAGGTCCGCGTGAACGCGCGGTTATCGCGAAATACTGTATTCAGGATTGTAACCTCGTACATCACCTGATGAACAAGATCGATATTATCACTGGTTATACAGAGATGGCGAAGATTTGCAGCGTTCCTATCAGTTTCCTCGTTATGCGTGGTCAAGGGATCAAACTCACGAGTTATGTGGCGATGAAGTGTCGTGAGAAGAATACACTAATGCCAGTGATAGACAAGGATCGCAGCGAGGCAGGATATGAAGGCGCAATTGTGCTCCCTCCCAAGTGTGGCCTCTATCTGGATAACCCCGTTGCATGCAATGATTATTCATCACTGTATCCGTCATCCATGATTAGCGAGAATCTATCGCATGATAGTAAAGTATGGACGAAGGAATATGACCTTAATGGCGAACTTACTCGTGAAACGGGGGAGCCATGCTACGATAATCTCCCAGGATATAAATACGTGGATATTACGTATGACATGTACAAATGGACGCGTCCAAAATCCAGTACAAAGACGGCATCGGCGGCTGTGAAAGTCAAATGCGGGACGAAAGTGTGCCGTTTCGCACAATTCCCCGAAGGCGAGAAAGGGATTATGCCCGCTATCTTAGAAGAACTTCTTGTCGCACGTAAAACGACTCGTAAACTCGCGGAAAAACAGACTGACGCATTCATGGCGAATATTCTGGACAAGCGACAACTTGGTTATAAGGTCACTGCGAACTCATTATACGGACAGTGTGGCGCCAAAACAAGTACATTCTATGAAGTAGATGTCGCTGCTTCTACAACTGCAACTGGGCGAAAACTCCTTACATACGCTCGGCGTGTTGTCGAAGAGGCATATGGTGATATTATGCTCCCGACATCCCACCCCAAATACCCAGTAGTTCATTCGAAAGCAGAATATATTTACGGTGACACGGATAGTGTGTTCTTCACGTTCAACCTTGAAACCCCAGAAGGTGAACCTATCCGCGGGAAAGACGCAATTGAAATCACGATCGAGCTTGCAAAACAAGTCGGCGATTATTCGTCGAAATTCCTGAAAGCACCGCATGGCTGGGTATATGAGAAAACGATTTGCCCCTTTGCCCTACTCCGAAAAAAGGGATATGTTGGCGTGTATTATGAGCAAAACCCAAATAAGGGTAAACTGAAAAGTATGGGAATCGTTTTAAAACGCCGCGATAATGCGCCAATCGTTAAAGAAATCTACGGAGGAATCATCGATATTCTGATGAAGGAGCAAAATGTGAATCGCGCCATCGCATTCCTGCGTGAGAAGCTGCAATATATGATCGAACAGAAATGCCCTATAGAAAAACTCATTATTACGAAATCGCTGCGTTCGGATTATAAGAACCCGCAGCAAATCGCGCATAAAGTACTTGCGGATCGAATGGGTGTGCGCGATCCAGGCAATAAACCGAACACAGGTGACCGTATCCCTTATGCATATATTCACAATGACGCCAAGGGTGCACTCCAAGGCGATAAAATCGAGCATCCAGATTATATCAAGAAAGAGCGACTTCAATTGAATTATTCATTCTATATTACGAACCAGATTATGAAGCCAGTTCAGCAATTATTCGCGCTTGTATTAGAGCAACTGCCAGCGTTCCAGAAGAAGAAGGGGCAATTTGAAATAAATGTATGGAATACAACAGGACATATTGAAGATCAAGATAAACGCGAGAAGAAAATAACAGAGATGCGACATAAGGAAGTGAAATCGCTGTTATTTGATGAGTTCTTGGTGAAAGCGGACAATTTAAATAAAGGAAACCGCGCAATAACGGATTGGTTCAAAGGAGGAGGAGGAGGTATTCGCTTGAAGTAAATAAGTATTAATTATGAAGACCGAATTTTGGATGATATATTATTGGTTGATTTAACTAAATTTAAGACTATATTTTTTACATGTTTGTTGTATCCATCGACAATATTTGAAAACGTATTTAATATAATCACAACGACAAACAACACAATCGCAATCACAGATGCTTTTGCGCGATTTGTAGCAGGAGAAATGTCACCATACCCCATTGTTGAAATTGTGACCAGAATAAAATAAAATCGATCAAATAATGCTTGATAAATATTTGCGTCTTCCCTACGATTTAATCCTTTGAAATGCCAATAATCGCGACAAATAATAGTGAGAATGACTGTCATTGACATAACAAATCCAACAACAATTAGCAAATTTTGAATAACATCATCTATCATTTTACAACACCTTATATAATATACCAATATTAATCTACCTCCATAATGTCGTTGTCGTTGTCGTTGTCGTTGTCGTTGTCGTTGTCGTCGTTGTCGTCATTGTCATTACGGTTTTGATTGATTGTTTGTGTCATTCCAGTTATGGTATTCACGATGTCTTGGTAAATATCATTATTATTATAGTGAATTGGAAGATTGTACGAAAAAGTGAGTTCATTCTCGTCAACACGATCAATTGAAATATTGTGTTCATTCGATCGCCTTTCAGATTGTAGATTCATCGGTGCTGGTACACGATATTCTCGAATATCACTTCTACACATTGGACAAGTAGAATGACTAATAAACCATTCTCTCAAACTCGCGCGATTGAAAATATGGTTGCAACCGCGTATCATTGTGATTTCACTGTCATCACTGAACTCATCACGAGAAATGGGGCAAGTAGCATTTACAGGAGACACTATGTTTGAAAATGCAGTATTCAATGTTGAGCGGTTGATTTGGGCAATTGTTGGTCCTCCACTGCCTCCACCTCCACCTGCAGCTCCAGCGGCAGCGGTATTTGTATTCGCCCGAACCGCGATTGGAACTGTATACAACATCGAAAATATATTATTTTCACCTTGGTTAGTAGATTGTTGGTCTCTTGCTTCACGCGCAATTTCGGTTGTAAGATATCTGGATAACAAGCGAGGGAATACTTCAGCAAGACGCGTCGCAGGCGCAGGTGCAGGCGCAGGTGCAGGCGCAGGCGCAGGTGCAGGCGCAGGTGCAGGTGCAGGCGCAGGCCGTGATAACGGAATTGGTATTTGCTGGTTATTATTTACTCGTGCATGGCGCAATTCATCTGAACGATGATAATAAAAAGACTGGCGGATATGTGTTCGTGATATATTCTCTCGTAACGTCTGTTCCATGCGATTAAACATTGCATTTCCATTCACTATAAAGTCATTATATCGATGAAGAAGTGTCGTATATTCATCCATATAAAGTTGTTCATCTTCGACTGCATTGTAATACTGATTCAGATGAAATCTCTCGTGATATTCATCGTTATTATTTCTCTCGTTAATTCTACGATGCATAATATTATATGATGGGTCTGAATTCATTATAAATAATACATATTTGGTTTACTTTCTATATCCATTTCGCTTAGTTTTTAGATCATTCCGACGACTACGATGTTCGCGTGAACCTGAATATTTTACAAACCTGTTCAAATTTACTAGACAAATGACACTTAAATATAAAAATTTATTATTATGTAAAGATCTATCAAAAACATACACCGTTATCGCGTAATGGATCAACGATTCCCCGATTTCAGAAATAAAGGTATCACTGGACTAATGAATCTCGGAAACACGTGTTTTGTAAATTCATGTCTACAAGCACTGTCGCATACATACGAACTCAACCGGTTCTTAAACGACGAAAAATACAAGAAGCGCCTGACGAAGAAGCCAGATGCAGTCCTATTAAGTGAATGGGATAAATTACGAACTCTCATGTGGAGCGAAAACTGTATTGTATCGCCAGGCGGATTCATAGCATCAATGAAACAAATCGCGCGCCTGAAGAACCAAGAACTGTTCACACAATATTCGCAAAACGACGTCCAAGAGTTCCTCGTGTTTATGTTGGATGCGTTCCATATGGCTCTCTCGAGAGAAGTGAATATGACGATCACTGGAAATGTAAATAATGACAAGGACATCATCGGTCGAAAATGTTATGAAATGATGCGACAAATGTACACCAAAAACTACTCGGAAATGTTGAATTTATTCTACGGGATACAAATGTCAATAATAACGGAGCTAGATAGTGGCACTGGCACTGGACCTGAAACTGGAACAATATTAAGCATCTCCCCTGAACCTTTCTCTATTATTTCTCTTTCCATTCCGATTGTTGAAATTCCAGAAACAGGAAAAACACGCATCCCAACATTGATGGATTGTTTTAGTCATTATTGCAAAGGTGAAGTAATGGAAGGAGAAAATGCATGGTTTAACGATACCACGAAAAAATACCAAAATGTTAAGCGTGGCATGATGTATTGGAGTTTGCCGAATATTATGATCATTGATCTTAAACGCGTTCAATATACCGCACGAGGACCTACTAAAGTAACTATTCCAGTTGAAATACCAATTCGTGGGTTGAATATGAGTTCATTCGTGAATGGATACAAACGTGATAGTTATATTTACGATTTATATGCGGTATGTAACCATCATGGAACTTTTAGTGGAAGTGGACATTATACCGCTACGATATGTACGGCAAGTAATACATGGTATACATTCAATGATGAAAACGTGAAAGAAACAGAAATGAAAGGGGACAGTGTGACAAGTAATCTTCCGTATTGTTTATTTTATCGTAAACGACAGAATGTGGGCGGAGACTCGCAAACAGTAGGGGCAGTCGCGGCGGCGGCGGTGGCGGCATCGTCAGGATCAGCGCAATAAACATTCACGATATTATACCAACAATATATAGTATACATTCATTCCATTCCATTTCATTCCATTCCATTATGTCAGAACTATCTACAAGTATATCGAATCCATCTCCAGTTTCACCTCCATCATCAATATCCATGCCAACAGCAGCAAATGTCGGATTAAACGAAGTTACTGGCTTGTTTGACTGGATGGATGGTAAAATAGATAAATACATTACCCCACGCATCATTGTCTTACTATTGATTGTTGTTTGCATGGTTTATTTCACCATCAATGCTTTAGCTGGAGGTACTTCTGAAAATGACAATAAAGAAAGTACCTTGTTCGCCAATGTATCCATTCTCGAAATATTTTTGTGGGCGATTTTCATCGTGATTGTCCTTCTTAACGGATTCCAGTATTTCTTCAACACAAATATCACGACTGAAATTTCGGATATTCTTTCTACCAAACCTAAAATAACAATCTCTCAGGCTGTCCCAGAGGATCCGAAACCCGCCGCCGATTTAGGCGCAGGTCCATCTATCAAAATGAAAAAACAGGTTTTCCATATTCCATCAAATATATATGACTATGAAAATGCGAAAGCAGTATGCCAAGCGTACGGAGCACAACTTGCAAATATTGACCAAATGGAAGAAGCGCATAAATCCGGCGCTGAATGGTGTTCGTATGGATGGTCTGATAAACAGATGATACTTTACCCTACTCAGAAATCAACATGGAATGAATTACAGAAGAGCGGCGATCCAGTAAAGAAAAATAGTTGTGGGAGACCGGGTATCAATGGTGGGTATTTAGACAATCCGAGTACGAAAGCCGGTGTGAATTGCTATGGCCCCAAACCTGAAATGAATCAGGCATCATCGAAATTGATGTCTGGTATTCAAAATGTCGAGGCAGGGAAGATGTTGAATCCACAACATGAAGAACGTGTCCAAAAACTTAGGAATAATATAAATAGTATCGTAGTTGCACCATTTAATAAGTCAGCGTGGTCATTGTTATAAGAATACGAATACGAATACGAATACGCATTTTTAATATAATTC